CTTCCAGATGAGTTGGTATCAGCACTGGCAAACAAGAAAACTGACGACGGTGAGTTGAAAGATTTGATCAAACAACTGGTGGTAGCAATGTCATCAAATGTTGTTGAGCAAAAAGAAGCTCCAGTGCCTGCAAAGGTTGCTGCAACGAAGTCAGAGCCTGCACCAGTAGTATTCGAAGATTAATCAAACGATGCCGCTATATCGATTTGTTTGCAAGTTTTGCGGCAACGTAAGAGAAGTCCTACAAGCCTTTGGAGATCCAAGCCCTCATTGTGGGGCTTGTTCTCCTAATGGTGAAGAACCAAACGAAATGAAGAGAACGATTTGCGCAACCAACTTCACATTGAAGGGGGATGGTTGGGCAAGGGACAACTACGGTCTGAAAAAAAAGTAATGGGGTGAGGCGAAACTTATCTTAATGCTTCAATCCTAAGTTTGAGCATTTCGTTTTCTTGCTTGAGAAACTTGACCTCTACCTTCAGAGCAGCCAACTCAGTCATCATCTCGATGATTTGATCAAGGTGCTCATCACGCTCTTGCTCAAGGCGCTCTACACGTTTGATGAGATCGTCCCGGTATAGGGTTTGCTCTGCTTTTTCTTCTACTTGCTTCTCTCTTTTCTGCTTGAGCATGAACTCATAGAACTTAAACGCACCAGCACTAAACACACCTGTTACGGCGGCGACGATTGCAGCAGTAGTAGTCGGCTTATCCACGGAGATCCTTGTGCATTACTTCCACACGCATTTTAACGTATATCCAAACCCACAAGGTAAAGTAGACGCCCGTAACCACAAGGCTGCGACCCACGTCACCAGCAGCAAACTCGGGGTCATCAAAAACGTTGACCAAAAATCGGGTGGTCGAGAAGATGTACAGAAGCAAGTAAACACCCACAAATCGCGAGCAGGATCGAACGTTGGGCAAACTAAACAACATGCCCAAGGCAACCACAAAGTACAGGCAATACTGAAAGTAGGCCCACTCGTTGCCCCCATCCAGGGCCTCGCCGTAACTCATCCAAAGTACACGATTGTTCGCAAGATCAGCAATGTTCCAGAACAACAACAAGGGTCCGTAGTCGTGGTAGACCAAGATGTCCTTGTAGGCTTTTAGAAACTGACGCATGAAACACCTACCACATCATAACTTGGAGACATTATGCCTGATCATTCATTAGACGACATTGTACATTCCATACAGTCTGCGGTTATAGCGGCGACAGATATTGCAGAGCGCCATGAACTCGATTCGATTACAAGCGAAGAATTTTGGGAACGTAAGGTTGATGACAATGGAGAACCGGTCACAGATGACGACGGAAGACACATATATGTACCTCGCATGGTCGTCATGGAAATCCCAATGTGGGAAGATGGAGTTCTGGTACGAAAAAGCATACCAGTCCCGCTGCAATCGCTCACCACTGGTCAGAGCTTACGGGTGGATACGCTCGAAGTTGAAATGTCTGTGGAGATCGCAGGTCTGACTGCAGACCAGAAAAAAGGCAAGCTGATGGTGAGGCCATGTGCAAATACGCCATCATGGTTCAAAAAAGAGAGCAATGCTGCTAAAGTAAAGCTGATTTTCAAGGGCAGTGAGCCACCTGAAGGTTATGCAAGAATCGACGATCAACTAATTAAACTGCTTCCATAGGAGAGCATCATGGCAGATTCCGGCCTCGTACAAATGTCATCACAGTTTGGTGGACTTCCAATGGAACAACTCATTGGTGGACCACTAAAAGCAGCATGTAACGCACAAACCCTGCTTGCTAAGGCATCCAGTGACTTCATCAAAGATGTCGGTTTGAATGATGACGGTAAGGGCAACATGGCCGCACGGACTGTGGACTTTTCGTTCAACAAGCCCGTACAAGACGCTGCCGGAAACACGACGATGGAAAAAGTGGATCTCCAGGTTCCACTGCTCGCCATCATCAACACGCCTGCTCTATCGGTCAAAGAAGCCGAAGTTCGCTTCACCATGGAAGTGAAGTCATCTACGTCGAGCAAGAACACTTCTGATAGCAAGGCTGACCTTACAGCCAAGGCTAAATACAATGCTGGTCTCTTTTCTTGCGAAGTAACTGTACACGGTTCTGTTGCTAATCACAGCGAGAACACCCGTAGCAGCGACAACAGCGCCAAGTATGACGTAAAGGTCATCGCTCGCGATGATGGTCCACCTGAAGGTCTTAGTAGGGTTCTTGATATGTTCAATGATGCTATCGCACCCACTCAAGGTGCAGCACCAGTCAAGAAAGTCTAAACATCCACTTGGCCCCCCACCCACGTCGCCTAATCCCATTTCGGGGCATGAAATGGGCGATTCCTACCGGGTGGGGGGTTGAGTTTACATAACAAGTGTTATCTGTTAAATGATGATTGATCCACCTTTATTGGTGTGGTTACCAATCAGGCTTAGGTAGTCTAAGCTTGAAACAAATCCCGTGGATTCAAACTTACCCACTCAGGTGTCACGACTTGGGTGGGTTACTTTTTTTCTAATAGACGGTCAAGTTTCGAGACAATGTCGTTGTGTACCTTTGTGCGGGTAATCAAAAAGTCTTTAGACTGACTGTCATTTGTATCTCGATACTCTTGGATGACCCGATCGTAACGCTCACGCATTTTTTCAGAGCGGGCCTCATACTCTTTACGGATTTCATCAAGTTGCTCTTGGAAGCCTTCTACCAGCTTATCCAGCCGTTTTTGCATGGCCATGAACTGATACACCAAGAACGCCGCGAAAACGCCTAAATGGCCCCCTGATAGCAATGTGTCTACCAGGGCTTCCATTAAAACTCCGGTTCGTCAATCAAAGTATAGCTAAAGGCATTGCCCCATTTGTTTCGGGCTGCGTAGCAAATAGACATAAACTCTTCGAAGTCTTTGCTGTGACTGAATACCTGACACCCAGCGGACCATTTATCTACTTGCGTCGATGCTGATCCAGCTTTGTGGATATTGATGCCATAATAGCCTTCAGTAATAGACTGTACATCAAGATCAATAATGTCGTCTTTATTGCTGTCCCGGTAAGTTTTGACCGTACCGTTTCTTTGGCAGAGCGCATCGTACTTCCCCTGGTGCTTGTCGATCTTCCAAACTGACCGATATTGTCCAGGTACAAGGATAGCAGTTCCCTCAACCCGAGATGGGTTTTCCAGCCAATAGTTACCTGGCTCAGTAGTACATTCCCAGGTACGGGTAATCCACCCTTGCTCGTCACGGAACACTACACACATGCGATCATCAAAGCTGTTGGCCTTGTGATTACGGCTGCGAATACCGATGATGTTCAAATTGTACTCACCCGACTCAAATACGGTGTGTCCAAGAGATTCGACATAATCAAGAAGAAATGGGCGCATATTACGAACTACAGTTGGCGTTGGTGGCTTGGCAGATTTGGGCAATATTGATTGCTTGTTGCTGTTGGTTCTCCAGCATCTTTTGAACAATATCTTCCATCTTCTCAAGACGTTTCTCAATGCCTTCAATCTTAACATCGACAACCTCTTGCTTACCGACACTCACATCCTTTCTAGACTCCAAAGCAGTTAGACGTGTGCCTAACTCATCAACTTCTTGTGCAGATGATTCAAAAGATGCAAATGAGATTCCAGCAGCAAACACCACAGTAATTCCAGGTACGACTAAATCCTTGAGTTCCACGGTGACTCCAACTACTGATTTTCAACACAACTATAAGACCCGAGCAGCTTATCCGTCAACTTAGATGGTTCGCATCGTTGCTTATCTGTTTCACCTGTACGAATACACAAAGCCCACATACACTGCAATGACATGGGGTCTCCACCAACCTCACTAATGCAAGGTGGTGGCATGTCGGTAAGTTTATCAGCAATCGCAGACTCTCTTTTAGACTCTTCGATCGCTACTTCTTGAACTTTAGTGACCAGTTCTGCGTTGCCGTTGTTAAGCTCTTTAATGGCCTCAGTTTGTGCCTCAATGGCTTTTACGCCAGCATCAGGCTTGAGGCCCCATCCAGCGCCAAAGCCGACACCAAGAGATGCGAGAACGGCAATAGTAGTCAATGTTACTGGTTCCACTTGTTTCATCCTCGCACCATCATCAAATGTTTATTTTTTTGCTGTGGTTTTCTTAGGCGCAGCTTTTTTGGGTGCAGCTTTTTTGGGTGCAGCTTTTTTCTTTTCGAGTTCCGAAACTTTTGATTTCAAGTCTGAAATTTCTTTTTCAAGAACAGAAATACCCAAAGCAAAGTTTTTAATCATCTTGCTTGTGTTTGGTGTCTTGGATTTTGAAATCTCCATTGCCACTCGAATATATTCATTTGCCATCTTAAACTCCTATGAAGAAATAATACTTACTTTAATGTCTGCTGTTGGGCTTGTGTCTCCAGCGAGAGTAGATGAAGTCACGCACCAATAGCTAAGGCCAGCGGTAAAAGCCCAACCGCCTTTAATAACGTACTTAGTTACGACACCGATCGGAGCAGGTAAAACTAAAACAGGTACAGTCGAGCTACCGCCACCGCCTGTTGCCGAGGAAGCGTCTGCAATCTTTAAATAACAAACACTCTCATCAGTAGTAGCAACCCCTTTAGTGGCATCAATTTCTATGATGTATACGCTTCCAGAAGATGCACCAGTCACATTGTTAGAAGCATCTGTATCTGCGCTTAAATTAACAACAAGCTTATCAGCTAGTGTTGTCAGGCTGCTTGTTTTAGTAATAGCCATAAATCACCCAACCACAAGCGTTACATCTATTTTTTCATTACCACTAACGCTTGGTGTAGTGTTGTCTGAAGGTGTTGCATTTTCAGTTGCACAAATAGACAAAGCCGTAAAAGGGATGCCACCAGGAATCTCATACTCATATGTTGAGCTTGCGGGACAAGAAAGAACCAAGTCTGGAGCGGTGCTTCCAACCGTAAAAACGTAAGTAAAAACAACTTTTACATAAACTGCTGCATTATTGCTGTTTACAATTTTACATGAATACAAACTACCAGGACCGTCTACAACATTAAGTTGAGCAGTATTAGTCATGTTTGCATCATTTAAAACTTTTGATGATACAGCGTTTGCGAATTTAGTGGATGTAAGCGCCATTTAGTTTCTACTCATCACTACCAATGGCAGCAATGGCCTTGCTTTCTGCTGCATCTACATATCCCTGACCAAAAATGTAAGAAACAATCACAGCAGCAGAAAGCTGCAAGGCTTCTCCAAGTTCAATGTCTTGACCAATGTAGGCAAGGATCGGAGGAAACAACGCCCCACAAAAAGCCGCAATAAACTTACGAGATGAGAGTTTAGTTTTCAAAGTGTCCATGATGTCTCCTTATGGTCTTTTTGACTCAAGCCATTGTAACAAAACAAGGGCGTTGTCGGCAGATGTTAAAGCGGTATCCCAAATAGTTTTATCTACTTCACCATGCAGTCCGACAAGATCGTATCGAACCGTGCCAGATGGACCAACAGATTCAAAGTTTTCAGTCTGCACATGAACCTTCGAGTTTGAGTTTTCGCAATCATCTTGTGTCATGCTGCACCTGTCCCTGCTTTTCCTACGTTTGCATTTAGCAAGTAACGCAATCGGCAAGTAACTACCGCAGGGTCGTTACTACCATCGGTCGCGTTCTGTGAACCAAAAAATGCGTATAGATACACTTGGGTATCAACATCAATGTATCCATTAGCGTTGTTCATCTCAAACTCACCCATATTTGCTTGGGCATTTCTTTCGAGGCTACCGCTTGCGTTTTGACCAACCCAAGTAATCGCAATGACATTGTCGTCATCTGTTTCTGTAGCACCAATGCAGGGGCCAACGAAGTAATCGACCGTCATGTGTTTGAGGTTGTCGGTTCGATTTCCGCTATCGTTAG